GGATTACCACCTTTGAATATTTTGCTATAAGCTTCGTCTGGAGATAATGTTCCATATTTAGCGTTTGACAAGGTAGCACTTTGTATTATTTTGTCATCAAAATTCTCTAATACATCTCGTGAAAATTTATTTGCACTTTTTAAAAGGTGTATAGCACTACCTAGTTGTTTAGCGTCTGCCGGTGAAATTTTGGTTTTAACTGCTAACTGTTCAGCATCACCCAAAATCCCTAATAACCCAGGTCTATTGCTCCCACCCGTTAATTCATCACCAAAGCCTAAAATTTCTGTAACTTCGTTGACAACTTTTTTCAAAGGTGACTCTCTAGTGAAACTTGCTGTCAAAGCTTTTAAATCAGATAAAGTATTTCTTATTTGCACTAAATTTAATGAATCTGCTTCTAAAGGTTTTCCTTCTTTAAGATTTTTTGCTAAAGTTGCGCTTTTAGCCGCTAGATTTTCTTGTATTCCTTTTAATAGTTGTATAGCGTTGGCCCCAGCCTCTTTATCGTCGGCACCAAAAATGAATCCTAGCCTTTCGTTTTCAAATTTATTTAAAGTTGCCTTTATATCGTCTGATGCTTTTTTGAAAACATTTTCATTAATATCTCCAAGTATTTGTGGTCTTATACTTCTTAATGCAGTATCGGCTTGTTGGAATTTTTCAAACTGCTGTTTCCTTAATCCGCTTCTAGCTTCAAACAAAGCCTCTTTTATAACCTGTCCTGTATCACCTGGATCTATTTTTTCTGGCAATATGCCGCCAGGTCCGTAAATTCTTTGATCGGTTAAATCTTTTATTAAATCGTCGAATAATTTTTCAACACTTTGTATTGAATCTATCTCAGAATTATTAAGGGTAGCTATTCTGTCTCTTACCAAATCATCTAATTCACTTTTTTGTGCTGAAGTCATGAAAGTTCTATCGCCATAATTTTTTATAATTTCAGCTAGATCGTCGCCATCTATTTTTTCTTTATTCAAACGGGCAAATAATTCAGCTATAGATCTTGTTAAATATTTTTTTGTTTCTTCTGTCCTTTTGGAACCAAAAACTAATTCAGCGGTTGACTGTCCTCTACCCACCAAAGATCTACCTAAGTTAGCTTGTGAAGGCAAGCCTCTTTCCTGAAATATTGTAACTTTACCCGCTTTTATAGCTTCAACGATTTCTTTTTCTGTGGCTTCTTTTCCTAAACTTGCGTCTAGTTTCATGATATCGTCCAAATTACGACCCTGTATAGCCTGTCTAAGTAATCTTATATTGTCATGAGGTGGTTGCTTGCCTAATAGCATGCCATAAGCAACTCCTAAACCTTCTCCTATACCCTGACCTAATGCCCCTAACCCAAATTCAAATTTTAAAAGATCTGCTATCTCTTGTTTATTTTGTAATTGTAGACCTTGTTCGACCTCTATAGCTTCTTCTACACCTTTACCAGCTGCAGTACCTATACCACTTGCTAAAATTCTGGAAGTTCTATCACCACCATTAAAAAATTTCATCAACCTAGTCACGCCCCCAATCAAACGCGCTTGTGGTGTAAGAAAAGCTATAGCGCCTAATATAGGACCAACGACTCCAGACATATCTGCAAAGTCATATTTATTAAAACCAAAAGATCTTTCATCAATGACTACGTTTTTACCTACTCTGCTGCCGTCTTTCAGAGTTAGATACTCAGGTTTTATACCTAATTTTAACAATCCTGCAGGTGTAGCTGCTAGTTGCAGGTCGCTGGTGTAAGTGAAGCCATCTTCACCCAATATTTTTTCGGCTACATTTTCTCTTTCTCTTGGGTTTTCAGCAGTTCCTAATTTATATCTTAAATCTACATCCTTAACACCTGTTTCATAATCAAATAGAAGCTCCTCTATGCCCGGTAGAGCAGCAAGCTTACCATCTCTTGCTCTGTTAACTGACTGGATTTGTTCTCTGACTATAGCTCTAGCCTGTTCCGGAGTATCTGCTTCAACTCGAACTTTATTAGCGTCTGTTATGTTTACTTCATATATTGGCATATTATTACAAGTCTATAGCTATTACTGTATTGATATCTTTTTGATCTAAAATTGCTTTTGAAAAATCGCTTGCAGCTAAAATCTTAGCTATTATGTTTGTTTTACCTAAAAGATATTCTTGTCCGAATTGACCTGCGGCAGGTTGTTTAAGTGCTGATGCGTTTAATCTGACATCACTTTGATATTTTAACGCGTTATCAACTAATTGTTGCCTAGAGTTTTTAAGCTTTTTGAGTATTTCATCTGGTTTTGAAGTTAAATCTAATTTACCAAATACTTGATCAACAATTTGTCTGTCTAAGTTAGAAATTGTTCTACCTGACTCGTTAAGAATCTCTCTAATGCTTCTATTTTTCAAAACGGTAATCAAATTTTGTATTTGTGTCGCGCTAGAAGTGTCTATGCCCTCTATTCCTGCTGCTGCTATAAATTGATCTTTAAATCTGTTGAAAGCTCCAGGGAAACCTGTAACAGCCTCTCCTTTGTCTCTAGCAGTTTCAAATAAACGTATTGCGTCATCCATCAAAGCTAAAGCTGATTGATTACCTTCAAAGTCTTTTATAGATTGATTTAATTTATCACCTCTTTTTGCTACTGCCTCAATATCGCTGAATTTCATTTCTTTGCCAAGCGCCCCAGCACTTTTAATAAGTAATTCTTCTTGGAATTTTTGTTTAGCCAGTTCACGCGCTGCTTCTTCTTTAGCAAATGCAGCAGCACCTTTAGCTAATCCTGCTCCCATAGTGCCTTGTTCAACTAATTGTGAGCCTATATTTCTAATAGCACGTAAAAACTTATCACTACTAAATACATCTAGCCCTAATTTTTTTGCAGCTATTGCTGTATCAAAACCTTTGTCTATGTCTTCTTTTTTTGTAAAGCCAGTTTTCACGTCAGAATCAACAATGGCTTCTTCAAGATCTGCTTTATCATTATCTTTTTCTACATTTATTTCTTCCTCAGGGCTGTCCGAAGTTATTTCTTCGGGATCTTCTGTCTTTACTTCTGCATCTGGGTCTGGAGGAGTTTCACCCTCGTCTAATTGCTCTAGCTCAACATTAATAGGATCAAGTCCAACTACTATTAAATCAAGTTCCTCTACAGATTTACCCCTTCTCAATCTACCACTTAGGTCTTGTTCGAGTGGATTCTCTTCATCTGGAAAATATTCTGACTCTATTACTAACTTCGGATTCAATTTTTGTATTAAAGGTAATTTATTAAATTCTTCTTTAGATATGTATTCTTTTTTAAAAGGATCACCAGCACGACCGAATAAAGGGTTTAAAATACGTTCTGGCAAAGTCGCAATATCTAAACCTATTCTTTCTACAGCTACTAAACCAGGAGAAACAAAGTCTTGAAGACCTGAGCCAAAGGATAGATAGTCTGGTAACATTTCCCCGAATTTAAAAGTTTCAGGATTTACGTCAGAAGCTTCAGACCTTTCAAAAGCTACCCTATCCCTAATTATTCTTCTTAAACCTTGTCCATACTCTACCTCTGGATTTTGTATTAATGCGGCTAATGTGTTCCTGTCTATAGCAGACAAAGAATTCAGGAACCTATCAGGATCTATATCAAATATTTGACCAGTTGAGCTACGATATTGAAAAGGATCAAGTTGCACTTCCACGACTTCTTCTACAGGAATGTTGTCTTGATTTAAATCTTCAATACTTTCCTCTATTGTTGTGTCTAAATTTGAAAAATCTGGTCCAAAACCACTAGGCGGTAGAACATCATCAAACGGATCTTCAAAAGGATTAGTAAACATAGGATTACCCTGCACAAATCCACCTACGTTAAACTTTTTTTGAAACCGTATGCCTATCTCTGGTACAGGTTCATTAAAAGGCACACCCATTTCTTGTGCAAACAAAGTTGTTGTGTCGAAGAAAGAAGACGGTATGTCTTTTTCAAAGGTATATGAATTTCTACTTTCAAATTGCGGATTTTTACTTACTGTTAAAAAATCTTGGGCCTTGTTTATTTTTTCTAAAAACAAAGATTCGATGGCTCTGTCTATATTTTTTGCTAAATTTACATTTTCATCTAAATTTAATTTTTCTTTTAAAGACAGCAAACCACCAATAAGTTTTTCAAAGTCTTTACCTTTTTGCACGCCTACAGGATCTGCAAGTGTTGGCATATTTTGCATGTCTGTATTTTCAAACATTTTTCTTTTCAATATTTCTTTCATTAGTTTCCGTATGTTTTCGGGTTTACTAGCCCAGAATATAAACTTAGTCCTGCACCTAAACCTCCAGCTGCAGGGTCTGTAGGCAATCCATATGCACTACCTATTTTGGTGCTTGCTTGTTGATATCCAGGCAAGAGACTACCTACCTGTCCTAAGACTGATAAAGGTCTATCCATTTGTTTTCTTTGCTGTTCAAATTGTCTTGCTAGTTGTGTATCTAATATGCCTCTTTGTACTTGTCCTAGCCCCATCAGTTCTCTTCTTTCTTTTTGCGCTAGATCTTGTCTTTCTCTACCTAGAGCACCTATATCTCTACCATAAGCAGCTAGATTTTGCCCTATGCTTCTAGCAAGCTGTGATCTTTGTCCACCTACAGTTAATAGATCTTGTCCAAAACCTCTTCTTGCTTCTAGTTCTCTTGCCCCTAATCCAGATTCAAAACTTGCAGCTCTTTCTAATCCACCTCTTTGGAACTCTGATTCTCTTTGCGCTTGTCCTAAAGCTTGTTGGAAACCTCCAGATCTTATGCCAGCTAGTGCTTCACCTAACCCTTTTCCAAGAGCTCTCTGACGTTCGGCAGCTGTTAGTCTGGCTCTAGATCCGAAGGCGGATTCGCCTCCTGCTTGTATATCTCTTGCTCTTTGTTCTATATCTCTAATTTCACCTGCACGTAAAACATCATCTATTGTTCTTTGCACAACTTGCTCTTCAAAAGGATTAAAAAAAGCACCTGCTGATCTTGGATCAAAACCCACTAAACTTGCTCTTTGGAACTCTCTTGCTGATGGGCCTGTTTGTCCAAGAGACTGTAATAGACTGCCAAGACCTGTACCAAATTGTTGCTCTGCTCTAGAAAAATATGGTTGCATAAGAGCACCACCAGCACGCTCCAAACCAACTGCTTCTTCTATTGCTTTTTGTTGTTGTTGTAAAAACGGCTCAAATCCACCTAAACCGGCTACAGATCTATCTATAGCAGTCTGTTCTAATGGTGTTAAGCCTGCGGTTTGTTGTAACGGTATTTGTTGTTGTATTGCTGATGCAGCTGCTTGTTGAAGCTGATTAAAAAATCCAGGTGTGTCCTCTGTACCAAAGTATAAGGAACGCACTAATGGGTCGCTAATTACCTCTGATACTTCTTGTTGGCCTAAAACAGGTCTAAGTGGAGCTGGCCCTGTATCTACTGCAGGAACTGGGTCTGTCACGACCTCTGAGCCAGATTCTTCTCCCCCTGTCTCACCTGAGCCTGGCACTACGTCTCCTGCCATACCTAAGTCAACATCAGCATCTGGAAATTGTGGTTGTAAATCATCTGGTCTAAAATCTGGTATATCACTGGGATTTGGTAAAGTATTTAATACAGGTTCTCCAGTATCTAAATTAATAGCTGGTGGCATAACTTGTGCCTGCATCATACCAGGTGCTGCTTGAGGCATAGGCGGTCGATAAAGTCGCTCACCATTTGGGCCTAAAAAAAATTGACCTCCAGGTTCTACTCCTGGTGGTAGGCTTGCCATATCTCTACGGAATTGTTCCATCTGTTTTTCGTTTTCACTTCCAAAGTTATCATTACGTCTTGGATTAGCAATTCTCATACTTCTAGGTAAATCGCTAGGTAATGGTGCTTGTGTAATTACTGGCATGCCAAATCTGTCCGTTGTAAACTTCGGGCCAAAATCTATATTACGTCCTCTCATGCTACTCCTTCAAAATATTTCATTAATTTCATCATGTTTTTTGCACCTCTTTGTCTGTCTGGTTCTAGTGCTGGTGATAACTCCATAATACCACCTTTTTTCTTTTTCATTTGCATACTACCTGCACCTAAGTTTGCCTTAGCAGTCATAACAAATTCACCGTCTGACAACATAGCCGGTATATCATCTGAGGTGCCGGTACCAGGTCCGATAGACTCACCACCTGATCTCATATCTAAAACATCTCCACCCTCTGCATATTCTAACGCTTCATCTGTGTCCATTATTCCGCCTTTTGCTTTTCCTACTTTTTTTGTATTTTTTACATATTTAACTGCCAATTCAAATATTTCTGGATGATTATCATAAGCTGTTCTTAAAGGCATTTTGAAAGGTGCATTTGGGTCTGGTTCGTTAACAGGTTTACCAGTTTCTACATATACCGCTCTGTCTGATAAATCATCTTTTACTTGTCCTTTTCTTACAGCTTCAACATACGCATCAAAATCTCTGTCAGGTATGTCCTCTAAACTTCTCATGACTTTCCCGAATATGCTTTGCTGTCTTATAGCCGCATTAGATTCGTCTAGAATTAAACCCTCTGGGCTTATTAGCAATTCAAATGATTTTTTGTTAGCTGGACCACCTTCGGCATAATCTGATTCACCAACAACAGCACCACCTTTTGCAAAAGCATTTATTTGTGGTCTGGGGTTATTAAAACCGCCCCCCAGTCCTAAATCAAAACCGCCCGGTCCAAATGTTTGTACTGGTGCTAAATCTTTTCTTATTCCTGCTCTAACGTCTTGCATGCCTCCTTGTCTCTCTCGTAATGCTTTTTCTGTTAATTCACCATATCTTTTTGCTAATAAAGCTAATGTAGGATCTATTCCTGTAACACTTTTAACACCCTCTCTTACATTACCTAAAGACCCAAATATACCGCCTCCCCCTGGATCAATACCAAATAAATCATCTAAAATGTTGAACTTCCTACCACTAGGTGTTTGAAAAATACCGGAGGATCTTAGTTGATTTACTGGTACTGGTCTACCATCTTTATCCATAACTGTTGGCACCAAAGATTGTAAAGGTTGAATTTGACCTGACTCATACATAAGTTGTTTGTACAAATCTGGTTGAAATTCTTGTATTCTTTTTAAATCATCCGGCGATAAATTATTTAAATAGTTTTGTGCTTTTTCTCTTTGTTGTTTTGTGACTGCATAATTAAATTCGCTAGTCTCTTCTTGTTGAGCTACTTGTTGTTGCTGCCCCATCCCAAAAAGATCTCTGCCTAAATTTTTAAAGATACCTCTTTTATCCTCGCCCGGTAACACATATTCTTTTATACTGCTAAAAGTGTCACCAATAGATCCTGTACCTCCACCTAATTGGGATAAACTACCGCCTTCTCCGAAAACTTTCGGGCCTGTAAATAAACTTATAGCATCACCAATACCACCTTCGCCTGTTACTATACGGCCTGCTGCTCTAGCTTTGGAATAAATATTAGCTGGAGCCTGCCAAGGACCAGGTACAAATTTTGCTATTTCTGCAACAGGGTCTAAAACTTTTCTAACTTTTTTGAAGAATTTACCTATTTTCTTTTTAAATTTTTTGAGAAAAAACTCAGGTAATCCTGTTTGTGGATTTATAGAATTTAGTTCGTTGCCAACTATAAGTTCATTTAAAAGAGTGTCTTCTTTTTTTAAAGCTTTTTGTACGGCTGTTTTAAGACTAGGATATTTGCCTAAAAAATCGGCAGGCAAAACTACTTCACCAGGAGTTAAATGTGCTAACTCTGTATCTCCGAATCTACCCTTATTTTTTAAACTTTCTATACCTTGCATATTATGTAATTGTAACTGTTACGCTGCCTAACGAGCTTGTCGCACTCAATCCTGTAGGATAGGTACGGTGACTTGTTAGGTCAATAAATTGTGTTCCGTCGAACATCTGCAATACTTCTGTAGTTGTATTGAATATTAGCGTGCCAGCTTCAAGTTGGGCTGTATCACGTTCGGTTTGATTTAATTGTAACGTAAAAGTAGGGTCAAAACCACCTAGATTGATTTCTAATATTCTTACCAAACGGTTAAAAATTTCTACAGATACTTGATCGCCAGTAGCTATTGGAAGTCTTGTTGGTAATAATTTAGCCATCTATATGAAAATTTTGTATTAAAATCTCTACAGCATTTAATTTATCTTTTGCACTCGCTAATTTTTCTACCTCTACATCTAAAGATTGAACTATGTCAGAATGTTCTCCTATACCAACTGGACTAATCTCGTAAGCCAAAATATTTGCTTCATGTACAGCTATATCGCCGATATATTTTTTTCTTAATGCTTCTAATAAACTTACTTCTGGGTGCATTATCTTCTTCCGTCTTGTCTAATATCTAGTCTAGTCGCTCCTAATCTCCAGCCAACTCCATCATTACCACTATCTCCATCATTAGACGCTATTCTTATTACAGCCTGTCTTCCTCTGCCTCTAATGTGTGATTGTTGTGTGTTAGAGTCTACGGTTGATGTGGCTACTGTAGATAAGCTGTCGCCAGGGAAGTTTCGCACTTTTGTAACAAAATTTACATTACCCTCTTCTGATGACAAAAATTTAACATCTGGTATTATTTTTTTGATAAAGATAAAGTTTTCACCATCCCCTATATCAAAGTCAGAAGATTCTATAAATACACCAGTCATTTCGCTGCCATCATCATTAAAACCAAATTCATGTTCAAAAAGACTATTACTACCAACGGCCTGTGGGAAGGGCTCTACTCCAGAGTCTAACCATACAGTTCTAACCAGTTGACCATAATACCAAGCTTTTTCTTCGTAGTTGTAAATAACATATCTGTCTATTTCTTGCGAAGTTGCGGATGGATAAAACCAGCCTATTTC